GATCAAAACGATCCTCCTCAATTCAACCACCCGATATCAGCCTCCTATGGCTCCTCTTCAGGCGGGAAGTTGGCCGACGTTTCCTCTGGGGGGCATGCCCCCCAGACAAAACACCTCAGCATGCAAACTGGGGATTTTTACTTCGGCACTTTTGGGGAGAATTCATCCGGCACTCACAGCTGCGCGTCGTCGGCGATGAGTAGCCACGACCGAACCTGTACAGCGGCACCCACTACACAAGAGCCCGCTGGCATCGGCCACAATGGCGGACCTCCGACGCCGCTGTTCGGCCTTCACGCGGCATGGCTGCGATTTGCCAATGAGATGGAACTCCGCAGACTCGCGAAGCTGCATGTTCGCATCGAGAGAAAAAAGGCGGCGATGAAGGAGCTCGTGGGCGAACGCCAGCGCATCATGAACCGCTGCATCCGCCGGATGCGGCGCGACCAGGGCAAAGACTGAGCTATCAGCCGGTCACGCGCGAACCACACTCAGGACACATAGGCTTCATGGCGTCAATCGCGTCCTGAAGGCTGCAATGCGGCTCCGCGTAGTGGGTGCCGCCCTCAAAACCCACCAGGCTGTAGCTCTCATACGACGCCGAGAACGGGGCATCGTTCTCTTTCATGCGGACCTGACCCTTGTGGCCGCATGAGCATTCCAGATCAAAATAGGTGCGCATCGCCATATCCGGCCCTCCGAAGATTCTGGGCAATTATTGGGCAATCGGTATTTTCGCCCCCAAATTTGCCGCCAGTTAGCGATTTTGCGCAAGTTTCCGATGTGTCGCAAAATCAATGGGTTGGGTGGCGGAGACGAAGGGATTCGAACCCTCGAGACGGTTTCCCGCCTACTCCCTTAGCAGGGCCGAATTTACCCTTAAAAATATTTGCAAAAACAGATACTTATGACGCACTTCGTATTGTGTTTGCCAATTTCTTGCCAATGACATCGGATGCGCGTTCGGCGGGGTCATCGGTGTGGATGTAGGTTTCATCGACCAATCGAACCGATTTCCAGCCCCCGGCATCTGCAATCGACCGCGCCGACCAGCCTTCGCGTTCAAGCGCCGTGGCGAAGCTATGGCGTCCCGGTTGGTGGGTTCCAAGATATTCAACACCAGCCCTTTTGCACGCCCGCTTCAGTGTTCCATAGATGCTGCGGCGGTCGCGATAACCAAAAGAGCGACCATTGATGGGCGGCAGGTCGCGCAGGATGTCCACCAACATCGGAACAAGGTGTGCAACGGCGGCATCGCCATTTTTGGTTTTCTGTATGTGGGCTTTCGCGCTGGAAAGGTCGATGTCATCTGGCGTCAGGGAAATTGCATCGCCCACCCGGCGACCGGTGGTGTGCAGGAACAGCATCAGAGCAAACATATTAATGGGCAGGTGGGGCTGTAGAGCGGCAAGGTATTCGTGCCCGACCGCCTTCTTCTTCGGCTTTTCGACTGGGAATGCCCGCACCTTGATAGGTGCGCACCAGCCTTGGTCGTGAGCGTAGTTTATGACCGCGCGAACTGGGGTGATGCCTTGACGGTTTCTGGTGGCGTTCGCGGCACTTGGATAGGCTTTCTTTGCAGCTTCGCGCACCACGCGCGGGGTGATGTCGCGCAGCAAAACACCCGTCAGCTGTTCTGTCATCTTGACCAGAAACCGCGTGTCACCATCGTCTTCAGCATAGGCCAGCGCAGCTTGGTCGAAGGTGATGGCAGACTGTGGCCCGTAAAGGTCAATCTGCCACAGCTTCGCTTCTAGGTTCGCCCGGAGTTCTTCTGCGCGGCGAGGGTCCGTAGTCTTAAGAGCGCGTCGGATTCGCTTACCATCGGGGCCGGTGCCGTGGGCATAGGCCCATCCATTGTTCCATTTGATTTGCAAGCGCATTCTGTCAAAACCTTACGCATTTCCAAAATATTTTCACGGTAGAAGACTTTTCTATTCCCGCGCAACTCGAAATGAATACCGGGGCGAAGGCTCTTATCCTTCAATGTCTGATCCAAAGTGCTCCGAGAAATGCCCAATGCTTCAGCCGCTTGTACAATAGTTAGCGGCGGTGCGGCCCAATTCGGCTGGGCTATCGCGTGCGCTGCTTTACCCATTTGCACCCTCCTTCGGAACCAGCCACCTAATCATCTGCCCTGTAAAGGGCAGGCCGTGTGTCTCGTTGAACCAGTCGCGCATGTCGGACCAGCAGGCGAAGCCGTCAGATCGGGCAAAGCTTTCTAGATCATCGCCTATGAAGGGTTCCTGCGGCCCAAAGGTCCACGCCTTGTTATGTTCAAGGCGGATGACGCAGGAATCGTGGCAGACTGCATCGCGCAGCTTGCGGCAAGATTTCGTGCGCATGCCGGTGTATAGCTGCAGCTTGTCACCGGTCTTTGCGTGGCGGTTGTCTTTGCGCGGTGCCCGGATGGTCTGGCGCTTTTCGCCGTTGGCCACCGCATCTGCAAACTGGGCTTGGAAATTATAGGCAACCATTGGGCACCTCATTCCATTCTTGGCCGTCTAGGCTTCGACCAGCACCAGCTTTGCCTACGCGCTTTGTGGCTGTTTCTTTCAAAACGCTGTCAGGAAATCTTGAACCTATGACCTTCAATTTTCCTTTGAAATCAACGGCATTGTCGAAAACATCAGCCAAAGATGCGCAGAACACGCGCTGTCTGCGCCCGTGGGTGGCATGGAAGGCTTCTGCCTGCGCGTTCCACTTGCGTGGCTTCTGCCAGTTCTGTGCGCTTGTGCGGCGGCGTGGCGCTTTCGGCCCCCAATGGGTGCCGCCGGTGAACCTCACGTCCCGTGCTTCGGCGTAGCAGTTGTCGCATTCCGGCGCGACCTTCTGGCAACCTTCCCATGGGTTAAATGTGTGGTCTGTCCATTCGATTTTCGACTGTTCTGCCATCACATCAACTCCTCGGTTTCGTGGCGTGTGAGCGCCCCCGGTTCTTCCCAAACAAACGCCCCATCAATTGTCGTATCGAGGCGGTCAGCCGCGATGTCCAAAATCTCTGCGATGATGCGACCGCGTATTTCTTTGGCTATCCGGCGTTCGCGGGCGGCTGGATGTTCAATTGCTGGTGTGATGCCGTCATGGATTTGAACGAGCCGTTCCAGTTCATCCCACAGTGCATCACAGCACGCTCCATGGTGCCCAATCTGTTTCTCCGGTGCCCGTGACCACTCGGCAGCATCGTCCCGCGCCGCCAATGCGCGTTTTGCCAATGCTAGAATGCGCTGCAGGTCATCGGTTATTTCAGATGGCTGGGCCATTACAGGCATTCCCCGTGACTTGCTTGGCAAAGAGCGCCTTCGGTTGACAATGCCCAATCCCCTTGCCGGTCCATGTACTCACGTAGTTCCGCGCGGGTGTATCGCTTGGACCAATGGGCGGCGGTCCCGGCGGTCAATTCTGACGCCAACTCTTCCATTTGTTCCCACCACTGCGACCGCCCCGGAAAGTCGCGTGTGAAGGCCGCGAGGTTCGCCTCGGATTTCAGAAAGCAGCCGTCGCAATTCCCCAACCAGCACTTGCCGCGAATATTTGGCAGCTTCAGGTCGAAGGGCTGTTTTTCCCAGAAGGCTGCGACATCGTGCTTGCCAACCCCGGCGTTCGCCAGTGGTTGCCAGATCATCCATCGGTCGCCGTGCTTGACGCCCTCTTTCTTTAGGCGCTTTGGTTCGTCAGCGCGAAGGCCGACTGCATTGGTCCAATAATCCCAACCGATGGAGCGAAGATAACGCTTCGCGGTCCGGACCTTCAGTTCAATTGTGCAGAATCTGGCTTGCTGATTGGGCAGGTATTTCTTGCGGCGGATTAGCGCTTCGAATGGCTCGCCATTGCGGGCGGCGCTGTTGTGGCTCACTTCTTCGAACAACGGTGCGCTAGACCTGTATTCCAGCCAGATGATTTCAACATTCCAGCGCACGCCGCACTCGTGAACAAAATCGAGTGTCTGGGGCATTTCGCGGCCAGTGTTTTGGAATAAGACTTTTGCGCGTTCTGGCAGGTCGCCGTTCGCCTCCAAAATCTGATGCAACATAAAAGCACTGGTGCGACCGCCGCTAAAGGCGATTTGGATTTGTCCGTCAGGCAAAATGAAATGGTTCATCGTTGCCCTGCCTTTCGCGCATCGCTGGCGGACAGGGCCTGATAATAAAACGTATGCAGGAAACCGAGTTCGCGGGCCATCCGGGCTGCGCGACCTTCCCGGCGCAACATCATCCAAAGCCAGATCGCACGCCCGGAGCGTCCATCGCCATCTGTGAATGGATGAAGGTTTTCATATAGGCGGTGCGCCTCAAATGCGCAGGCGGTTGGGCTTTGGAGTGCCTCCAGCAATTCTTCAAGGTCGTGCCTGATGGCTGGACCGCCCGGCGGGGCGATGTGGCTCCCAACGCGCACATTCAGGCCATGCTCGTCACGCAGGACGTGACCGGGCGCGACTGCGCTGACAAAATCCACGACATCCCCAATCCGGCATCCGCTTTCGAGAAAGCGCCCATGGGCTGCGACTTCGGTTTGGGTTGGCCTTCGGTTGATTCCCTCAATTCGGTTGCTTTCTGTGATGAAGGCGGTCAACCAATCCGGTTCTTGGAAACTAAGCATCATGCGCCTCCCGCACTGGTTCCAGCATGTCGCGATGCACCGGCTGAAATGGCCAGTCATCGCCGCGAGTGGCGGCGCGTTGTCGTAAGGTTTCCGCCTGATGGCGATAGCCCAACCATGACCATGTTACGTTGGTGGTGGTGCCTTCGCCGGATAGGTGCAGCAGTTCGCCGGTCTCCGGATCGCGCAGGCGAACCTTGTCTTTCGCCAGCAGTAGCTGGAAAGAACGTTCCTTTGGGTTGGCGAATTGCACCGGCATTGGTTGCTTTCGGTTTCTGGTGTCCATCGCTGCCCCCTGTTCCCAAGGGGCAGAAAGAGACATCAGCTTTCGGGGGTGCCTTTGAATGTTGGCAGTTCGGTCTTTGCCGTGGCCTCTTCGACGGCTTCATTGAATGCCGCTTCAAACGCCTTTTCCGGATTGTAGACGGACAGGATGAAGCGCACCGCTCCGCCCATTTTCCGATAGCGGAACCGCACGGGCATCCGATATGGGGCACCGCCCATGAACACCGGAATGGCAATGATAATGAGGTTCGGAATCTGCAGGGGCTTTCCATCCGCGCCCTTGTGTTCGTTCAGGAACTGGATTTCGCTTTCACCGGTGTCACGGTTACTGGTCACCTTCAGATTGCTAGTTTCATAGACCTGAAATTGGCGCGACATCTGCAGCAGTTGGGTCAGCTGGCCATACCGGCCTTCGATTTGCTGTGCCGTCTGAATGAGGCGGTTTTCCCAATTCTGGTTCTTATCGCTTTCCTTCGCGGCCAAAATGGCTGCTGTCGGGTCCATGATGTCTTTGGCGTTTGCCTCGATGAACTCGCCAAGATCATCCTTTTCCATCGGATTGCCTGAAATACCGGTCCATGCCTTCCACTCTTCAGACAGCGGGAAGTTGTAGATTGCGCGGTGATGGCAATGCCGGGCGGTTGGATCACCTGTGGCGGTCGCTTGGTCGGCGGGGCCTTCCGCGTGATAGTCGGCAATGCAGGTGATGGTTGGTGCTGTCAGATCGGGCTTGGCAAACAGCGCCGATGTTGGGCCTTTGAAGCGATTGGCCCAATCAATAAGACTTTGCAGGTCATCCAGCCGCGCTGTCCCTTTGCGGCGTGCAGGTTTCAGAAATTCCGCCGCTTCCCGGTGTTTGCCAGTGACATCTTCGACATTGCGGTGGCTAGGCACGGCGACCAAATGGGCGCTTGTCAGGTCAAAATCTTCGGGCCGGTTGATGAATTCCGTGCCGCCGATTTTTTCCATGACATCACGCATCGTGGCTGCGGGATTTTCAGTGCTGATTTGTGTGAGTTCTTCGGTCACTTTCGTTGTCCTCTCGGTTTGTTTTGGGGGTTACTCGATGTCGCGGATTTCGCCGGTGGTCGGGTCGTAATTGTAGTCATCGACATCGCGCACCGGCTGGTGCATGCGTTTCATCATTGGGCTGTAAAGCGTCAATTCGCCTGCATCGTTGATGTAGGCGCCCGCGCTGGATGGGGGCTTTTTCGGTGCCTTGAAGGTGACGGTGGCACCCATGCCCACATCGCCCGAATTGCCGACACCATAGGTCAGCTGCAGGGTCATCGTGCCATTGCAGCCTTTCGAGCCGTGTTCGGCATTGTGTTCCAGAAGTTCTTGCATCAACTTCTGGTGGCCAGACATCACTTCAGCCATGAAATCGCCGCCGTCGAACAGCATCAGAATCTGTTCCAGCGTGCGCATTTTGTATGGGTCGTGTGAGTCTGCGGTTGGCAGGGCCGTGGGTTCGTTTTTCTTGGCCATCACGGTCAGTCTCCTTCCTTGTCAGTTTGGGGTTCAGGCTGCAGCGCCGTCGCGGGATTTGCGGGCGATGGTCTGGCGCAGGTTGTCCAGTTCAATGAACGCATCGGCTTGGCGGCGCAGGTCATCGGAAATCATCGGGGGTTGGGTGCGGATGCTGGACACCACGGTGACGCGGGTGCCGCGCTCCTGAAGGAAGCCGACCAGCGGTGCGAAGTCGCGGTTGCCGGTGAACAGGACGGCATGGGCGATGGCTGGTGCCAGCTTCATCACTTCCAGGGCCATTTCGATGTCCGTGTTGCCCTTGATGCGCTGCCGCCCGTCTTCGCCCTCGTAGACCTTGGCCCGCTTGGTCACCACGTTCCAACCGTTGTACTGCATCCAATCGACCAGCGGCTTGATGGCCACGTGGTCATCGGTGTCGGCCAAAGGTGTGAAGTAGCTGGCCCGCAGGAGGCGACCGCGCTGTTGGAATTCTGCCAGCAGGCTTTTGTAATCCACGTCGAATTCAAGAGCGCGTGCGGTGGAATAGAAATTGGGGCCGTCGATGAAAATGGCCAATTTTTCGTCTTTGTAGAACATATGCTTTCCTCAAATGTTGCAGTTGCTTAGGCGGCAACAGCCTGCTGTGCGGCCCGGCGTAGAGCGGTGGCAGCATGGGGCGGGCAGTTGGGTTTCAGGGTGATAGTGACGGGACCGTCACGGAACTTTCGCACATACGCGCCGTGCAGTTCGTCTTTGTCTTTCGCATCAAGGTTGCGCCACTTCATGATTGTGAAGTCACCGTGCATGATGCCGCGCGGATCGTCGCGCTGGCTTGTGCCGAGGCTAAACCCATTCGATGACAGGGCCTTCTGCGCGGCGGCTTCGGTCGGAAACTTGATTTGCTCGTTCATGGCGTTCTCCTATCGAGGCTGGGCAATGCGCCCGGTCCACGCATCAAAGTCGGTGCGCAGGGTTTGGAATTTCCGGGCGGCGGTTTGGTTGGTGTTCAGGTGGCGACGGCTGGTCACCCCGCACGACATGCGGATGAATTCAGCGGCAGCGCTTGCTGACACCTGAATGTCTGATTTCAGGGTGCGCATCCCGGCAAAGCGCTGGAAACGCGCATCATTGGACAGCATCCCCGCCTGCTGTGCTGCGGGCAGTTCATCGAACCGGCGTACCTTGCGGGTGTCCACTTTGACCGGGTGCGCCGCCATCAGCCGCACTCCGCTTCGAACTTCAGGCGGGCGCTGTAGTCACGGCTGATACGGTTCAGCGCTTCGATGCGGGCCGGTGTGGCGCGATAGTCGATGCTGATGCGGATGATGTTGGCGCAGTCGATGTCGCGCTGGTCGCGCAGTGCTAGCCGCGCAAGCGTGTCGATGTCGGCCTGAAGATTGCCGCCGTTTATCAGAACGGCTTCGGTGGCGATGTCGCCATTGGGACGTTCATAGGTGACCAGCCATTGCTTATCGGCAAATAGCGCCTGCGGACGTGCGAGTTTTGCCGCGTCGTCTGCGGCGCGTGTACGAAACCGGCGGAAAAAAGCGCCGGGGGTCCGCAGACTGGACGCCCCGGCAGTGGTGCCGGTTTCATACGGCGGGGATGTGGGGTGTGCGTGCATGGTCATTGCGCCACCCCTGTCTTGGCTAAATCCGGATAGACCGTGATGAACCCGTCATCTTCGGTGCTATCCAGTTTGCAATGCTGGCGGGCCAACCGCTTCCAGTTGGCAATCGCCTCTTCTTCGGTCGCGCCATCGGCGCAGATGCCGTGCAGGTCCAGTTCCCAACGGTGACTGCGGTCGCCTGCTGGCGCATCAAAACGCCCGAAGGTTTCCATCGCCTCATTCACAAAGGCATCTTGCTGGCCTTGGGCATCAAGGCATTCCAAGTTCATCAGGAACGCCGGAAGGCGGCTGTGCAGGGCTTCCATCATTTCGCCCGCCCCACGCATTTCCAGCCGCGTGTCGCGTGCAGCTGATAGCGCTTGCCATTGACGGTTTTGAAACGGTTCAGGCGGCGGTAGGCGTAGCCGCGCGGCGAGACTTCGGACTTTGCAATGAGTTCTTTGGCTGCAGCGTCTGATGCGATGTTGAAGACAGGAATTTCAAAGCGCCCATCCTGCATGAATGATTTCATCAACTCCATCACGCGGCCTCCTGCATCTGTGCCAGCACATCGGATGCGGCGGTGCGTTCGGCAGCGTCTGTGGAGTGGCGCAACAGCGTTTCGCAGGCGGCGGTCAGGTCGCGTGCGTGTGCAGGTTCCGGGGTGCGGATTGTGCGGCGGGCGTCATCCAGTCGGGCTTCGATAGCTTCCGACCGCAAAGCCAATGCCAGTGCGAAGGGGCGGTTCCGGGCGGTTTGCCGCCACAGCAGCAGTTCGCTGCAGATTTCGGGCAGCGCAGTCGCCAGCATCGCGCGGGTTTCCGCGTCGAATTCGCCACGCTGCGCATCAAAGTCGGGGTTCGCCAGTTCTGCCAGCAAGTCATCGCTGACAAGCGGCTGGTCTTGTGTTGCACGCATCGTTGCCTCCATCGGTTTGATGAAGGCGACGTTAGTAGTTCAAAAATCCTATGTCAAATAAAATAGGACAAATTACCTATTTTATGATTCGTCACTTGCAGGGCTGCGGGCTAACCTCTGTTAGCCACAGTTGAAATGGATCAAACCCTCCGCCAATGGGGCGAAGCGATGTGTCGGCAACTGACGATATTGAAACATCAAGTTGCAGTTCGATGGCATCGCCCTGCGCCCCTATAATCCCTGCCGCATGTTCTGAGATCGAAATCACATCGCGCATTGAAGTGGATTCGCCTGCAAGAAGGCCACCCTCCAAGGTGTGTGCGAATTGCGAAACGTCTTCCGCAAGCGGCGAAGGTCTACCTTTCGCCGTCAGGGTGTACTCGATTATCGCGCCGCCCAAATCGTTCGCGGTTTGATTATCAAGGCCCAATTGGAATTCGGCAAAGTACGCATCCGCATGAACGACTAGTTCAGACACGCGGGCCTTCAATCCTTCGGGAACGCATCCTGCAAAAGCAGGGCTGGCAATAGAGAAAAGCGAAATGCCAACTACCGTTAAGGTGGATTTCCTCAGTATCTTCATGCTTGTCACCTATTTTTATAGCGATTCTTTGGGGAGATATTGCTTGCGGCACATTCCCTTGCTGCAACCGGTGCGCGAAGTCGCAACATCTTGTGACTTGCTTCAAGGGGTAAATGTTCCGTTAATGTTCTCATTAAATGGGAGGTGGTTTTGCAAAACAAAGAATTCATTCGTCGCCTTCAGGAGGCCGTTGATTGCTCTCGCCGTGAGCATCGCGAAGCCCTTCTCCGTAAGTTATCAATAGACGGCGCTCATTCGGTGATAGTTGAGACAGTAGGGAGCGAATACGCTGCGCTTCTGTGTCAGCAGGAACCCGGCCAGCCTCGTAAGCGCCCGACATGAAGTCTTCAAGCGTGGTCCCGAGCGCAGCACAAACCTTGATAGCGGTATCCAGACGCGGGTTTTTCACCCGGCCAGAAAGAAGTGACCGCAGTGCGCTGTTATCAAGCCCGGCCTTCACAGCTAGGCCAGCCACTGTAAGGGCGGGATCGTTATCAATGGTGCGCTGAAGGCGCTCTGCAAAAGTAGGTTCAGACATGGCTCTAATTCTATCGCGGTAGGCTTTTTCGCCTATCGTTCAAAAAACCTTTGACCGCATAGGACAAAATCCCTATCTGTGGGTCATGGAACAGTTCATGGAAAAGGTGCGCACCTACGCGGATGCGCTTGGAATTCAGCCTTCGACGGTGGTGCAGCGTGCTGCAAAACTTGGGGGGGCTGCGTGGGCCAAGTGGGAAGCGGGCGACGGATCGCCCACCCTCCGGACTGCTGACAAAATTCTGAAATACATGGAAGAAAACCCTGTGCCCGCCGCTGTTGCGGATGCTGGTGAGCCGATGAAGGAGGCCAGCTGATGCGGGGATATGTGCTTTGCGGTTCATGCTATCAGTCTGCACCGTTTTCACGCGCGGGCACAGGAAACGAGGTTTCCCATGCCTGATTTTCGCAAAATCGTCCGCGCAAACATGAAATCCCTCGTGGATTGGTTGGGCTGCTATGATGCCGTGGCTGAAACCTTCAATGCCCGGTGGGGCGGCGGTGCCAGCAAGGGTACGGTCAGCAAAAAGGTCAGCGGCAATCTGGATTGGACCGTTGCCGATGTGATCGCGCTGGAAGACGCGGCGGGCCGCTATCCTGTGACCCGCATGTTGGCGCGGCGTTTGGAAAACCGCCCCGTTGCCAAGGGTGGCAGCTTGCTGATGGATGGTTCCAGCATCGCCAAGGAAAGTGGTGAAGCGATTTCTGCCATTCTTGCTGCGGAACAATCCACCTGTGCGGATGAACGGGCGCAAGCCATCAAGGAAATTGACGAGGCGATGTTTGCCTTGCGTCAAGCGCGGGCACGGCTGGAACAATCTGCCGGAACAGGCGGTGCCGAGTGACCACCCTGCGCCGCCCCTCATATCGCCATCCAGCCGTCCTGAAGCATCGCGACCATGGGCGGCTTTGGCGTTTGGTTGAAGGGGCTGTGGTGGATGCGTTTCGCAGTCATCCTGACTTTCTGACGGTCGCCGGTCACCGCTCTGCGGTGCAATCGGTCACCAAGCGTGTGGTTGGCCAGATTGTCGGCCACGCAAAACAGGCGCAGCAGCGCGGTCGCCTTCATCCTCCCGAAAGCGGCTCTGGCGGTGGTGCCGAGATTTCCGGCGCTCACCAAGGTGCGAAGCGGTGTCTGACACTGCTTCGCACCCGTTCCTTCAGCATATCGTTGACGATTTGCAGGGGGGGGGCATTGCTGATGGCTATTGTCACCGGGCGGGCGTCGGATGAACGCATTCTGAACTGGATCAAAAAGCGCGTTGGTGGTGTTGCTGCGCAGCGCATCGCTGATGCGGACGGGGTGAACCAACCGCAGGTCATTCAATCCACCAATAAGGTCAAGGCCGCTGATGCCGTCGAGTCTGGTGAAGATGTGGCGGGGGCGTATTGGTGATGGGTTACGGCATCGACTTCCCCCGCAAGCCCGATTGGGATTGGCTGAAGGCTACCTTCCCCGGCAACGTCCTGTTGCGGGTCGATTGCCCGTTTATTGAGGTTGTGCGCAGTGTGTCCGGTCGGATGGCCTATCTGGCCACGCCCTACACCCGGCAGGTTCTGAATGATGACCTGCAATGGGACCGGTGCCTGTCGTATGACATCGAAACCCGCACAGCCCGTTGGGCGCGAGCCTTCGCGATTGAGGGTGCGACGGTCGCCTCGCCCATCGTGCTGTCCTGCGCCATCGTGCATGCCGACCCTGAAGACCACATTGACCCGTTGGATGATGCGTTTTGGGCGCGGTGGTGCCAGCCTATGCTGTCGGCCTGTGGGTCAGTTGTCATTCCGGCGATGGATGGTTGGGATGTGTCGCGCGGTGTTTGGCGTGAAGCCTGTTGGGCACTGCAGCACAACGTACCTGTGTATCTGGTCGCCCCCGGCTCTGAACTTCCGGAGTGGGACGCATGACGGACGCCATCCTGAAAGACATTACCATTGGAGACTGCCGCCTGATCTTGGGCAATGCCCTGCCCATCATGGCAGGCCTCGATCCTGTGGACCATCTGATTTCCGACCCGCCCTATGAACAGTCGCTGCATGACGCCAAGAATGGTCTGAAGGGGCGCAAGCTGCGGTCGCATGGGGAAGACCGGCTGCGCACCGATGGTGGCGTGAAGCTGCGGGAATTGGATTTTGCCGGGATTGACGAAATCCGTGCAGAATTCACCGACCTTGCTGCGGGGCTGTGCCAGAAATGGTTCATCGGCTTTTGCACGGTTGAAGGCGTTGCCCGTTGGGCCGATGTCATCAACCCGTCGCCCATGAAATATAAGCGGGCCTGCATTTGGGTGAAGCCCGATAGCACGCCGCAATTGAATGGTCAGGGGCCTGCGCAAGGCGCTGAGTGTTTTGTGACCGCGTGGTGCGGGTCTGGCTATGCCAAGTGGAACGCAGGCGGCAAGCGCGGCGTCTATAATCACCTGACCAACCCGCCAGACCGGCATGGCGGTCACCCAACCGAAAAGCCGTGGCGCTTGATGCGTGACATCGTGTTGGACTTCACCGCGCCCGGCGACGTGATTTTGGACCCGTTCATGGGGTCCGGCACCACGTTGGTTGCGGCGGCGTTGACCGGTCGCAAAGCGGTCGGGATTGAACTGAACCCGGACTATTTCGACATCGCGGAACATCGCGTGCGCAAGGCTGTGGCCTCGGTCAAGGCCATGGGGCCGCAGCTGACCGCCGAAGTGCAGGAGGCGCTGATATGAACGCCCGCGCTAAATTCAAAACCAGACGTGCTGAAGCGAGTCGCGCCGCTCTGCGGCTGGCCCCGGCGTTCCATCCCCATTGGTCATCGCGCGATGACCATGCGCTGATGACGGCCCGCGCCAAGCGTGAGAATTTCACGGTCATTGCAAAGCGCTTGGGTCGCAGCCGGATTGCCGTTGAACAGCGTTGGCATCGCCTGCGCGTCATTCCCAATGTGGTCAAGCTGCTGGAAGCATATGGCCTGTCAGGCAAACCCTATCCACTGGATGGTTGTGCTGATGGGTAAGCGCCTGTATAGTGACATCGAGATTGGGGGCGTGACCTATGCCGACGCCAATGCCGCAGCAGCGGCGCTTGGCGTAACGGCTGGTCAGGTCCGAATGGCGGTCCGCAAAGACCGTTTGGACAGTTTTGGCACGCGCCCGGCTTATCGCTCTGTCACCATTCGCGGCGTGACCTATGCGAATTTCAGTGAGGCTGGGCGGGCCTTGGGTGTCCATGCCAACACGGTCCGGGCGGCTTATCGTAACGGCACCTTGCATCGCGTCGGCACCGGGCGTGTCGGTCCGGAACCGATGCGCGTGCAGATCGCGGGCCGTGTGTTTGAAAACGTCCATGATGCCGCCAAGCACTTCCGGTGCTGCCCGCACACCATCTGGTCTGCGCTGGCTGATGGTGACCCTGACCGGGTGGCGCGGCCACAACGCTACAATCCTTGGAAGTCCAAGCCGTTCGAGATTGGCGGGTTGCGGTTTCCATCCATGCGGGCCGCAAGCCGGGCGCTTGGGTTCAAGGATGAAGAATTCATTGCCAAGGCCATCAAGCGCAAATCCAAGCGCGGTCGCGAACGCATTCTGGCAGCGGCCATGGCCTATGCTGACAGCGGCGCTGTACGCCCCAAGCACGGGGGTTCGGCACCATGACCTTACCAGCCCCACGCTTCGCAAATGCACCGGCGGCGCATTTTGACTTGGAACCTTTTCACGTCACCGCGCATCGCGAACTAGCTGATTTCCCGCTTGTTCAGCCGGGCATTTGTCTGAACCCGATGTGTTCCCGCGATTTTGCCCCGACCCGTTCTTGGCAACGCTATTGCTGCGAAACCTGCCGCAAGATGGATGAAGCGGAAATGCGGCGTATCGGGCAGAAGGCCGCGCCCGCCCTGCTGGCGTGGCGCATGGGCAAATACGAAAAAGAAGACGCAGCGCTGCGGGCCTTGTCCCGTGCGGGCCGCAACTATGTCACCCGGCTTCAGTCGGAGTGGTATCGCGACCGGCTAGCGCGGGCGTCCGAAAGGAGGCTTTGATGCGAAGTAAGATCACCCCATTGTTCTGCGATGGTGCCGCGATTGTGCGCGCCCATTTTTTGGGCAGACAGGGGCGTTATTCCACCAAGACATTCGCCACGCACGGCGAGGCGTCGGCATGGATCGCCCAAAAGGGCCGGACAGCTTCAGGTGGTCGGCATGACTGATGCGGCAAAGACCATCAGGCTGGTCGATAGCGATGACCTGTATGAATACCCCATCCCTTCGGGTGAGCGGTTGGACAGCCATTTCTTCATGACATGGCGGTTTGACTGGTGGCTGCATTCGGAGTTCCGCTTGCTGGCAGACAAAGAGGTTCGCGCGGTCGGGTTCGACCTGTTCAACATCGCGCAGAAAGAAGACCCGGTTGGCACCCTGCCTGTCGATGAACGCATTCTGGCCCGGCTTGCTGGCGAGTCACTGGAAGAGTGGCGACGGTTGATGGAGCGCCCGATTGGCCCCCTCTACAACTGGAAACAATGCCGCTGCGACAACGGCCATGTACGGCTCTATCACCCCGTGGTGCTGAAGATTGCGCAGGACGCGCTTGGGCTGCGGGAAGACCGGTTGGCGAAGCGTGAGGCCGAACGCGAACGCAAGCGACTGGAGGCGCTGCCTGACAAGATGCTGCGGGCCGGTGCGCCCAAGGGCATGACCGAAGATGCGGTGATGGTGCTGCAGTTTGACCAGTTCTTGGTGGACCATTTTGACACCTTGGGTCAGCGCCGCCCGCCCATGATCCGAAAGGCTCTGGAAGCGTTCTCTCTGGCGCAGGAAGGCATCGACTGGAAGGCCGAAATCAGCGGCTGACATCCTTCCGCGTTTCTTCCGGCGGAAGGAACTTGGAAAGAACGCGGAAGGAAACCGGAAGAAAAACGGAAGGTTTGGGATGGATTTTGCACGTTTTGCGCCTCGTTCGTTCCGATTTCTTCCGGGCTGAAAGGAAAGAAGAATAAAATATAAAAAAACGAAATTGCCACAAGCGCCCCAATACCAACCCAAGCGCCATTTGAGACCGGGGCAGATGCAAAGAAGAAGGGCAAGAGCCGATGGACAGTGCTGAACAGGCAAACGGTGAAAAGAGGGTCAAGCAGGTGCTTATTGACCCATTGATGAAGCGGGGATTGGGGCGACCCACCACGCTGACGAAAAAAGGCTTTGAAGACATGGTGGCCGACCTTTGTGCGCGGCTGGCCTATATGTCCGAAGACAGCCTGATGGCCTTGGAAGAACAGGCGGCGGCGAACCCAAGTGGGCCGTCCCGTGATCGCTTCCCAATCGCCAACAACATCCTGACATGGGCTGGGCATATCCATCCGCCTGGTGACAGCGCATCGCCCCTGTTGCGGGCCGTTTTTTCCTCACAGCTTGGCCGCGATGCCATTGACCAAGGTTGGGCACCTGAACTGCTGGCAGATGTGAAGCGAACGCGGATGTGGCCCAATCGGTTTGTGGTGTCGCGAATCAAAGACCGGGCTGACAATGCGTTGCGCGACATGCGCCGCTGCGAAGAGGCTTTGGCCAAAGGTGAGTATCTGAGCCAAGACAAACAGACATGGCGGCTGCGCCGATTGGAAGCGCTTCAGAAGTGTCGTGACATCGCGGCCTTGGCCCCCACAACGGGGGGCGCGGCATGCTGATGCAGAAAATCGAAGCGCAGGAAATGCAGTGGTTTGCCGTTCGGGTGAAGCGAAAGCAGGTGGGCGGCATTCGCACCATCACCATCGGTGGTGAGTTCGAAGCCTACCGTGACCGCAAAGGCCGCGCTCGCAAGCGACGGGTCGATGGCACAGGTGACCGGGTATTCCTGCCCGAACACATCCTGCGCCGTGCCGGGTTCGAAGTCTTCCTTCCGGTGAAGAAGGTGCTGCGGCGCAAGAACCGCTTCACCCCTGAAAAGCATCTGGTGTCACAGCCGCTGCTGGTGGATTGGTTGTTTGTTGGTTGGCCGGTTGGTGAAAGCCGATGGCATGACCTGATGGACCTCGATGTGGTCACCGGCGTGATGGGCACAGGCGGTCGCCCCGTCTACATCCCGCCCGCGCGGGTCATGCGGCTGATGCGCCAATGGGGTGGCGGTCATCTGTCGCCAGCCTGCCATCGCTACATGCAAACCCGGTGTGAGTTCGCGGCGGGGGATACTGTCCGCGTGGCCGTTGGTCCGCTTGAAGGTGTTCATGTTCGGGTCATTGATGTCACCGGTCCAACCGTGAAAGCGGCGCTGGATATTCTTGGCGGTGAGGTGGTCACGGAAATCCGCAGCGACGTGTTGGAGGCGGTTCAATCCGAAGGTGTTAAGTGAAATCGCGAATTGTTAAGGGGGGATTGACGCACGTGCGGTGTCGGAGTTAACAGTGATTCCACCACTAATACCAAGTCCCTGACGGAAGGGTGCAAACCCGATGCAGTTAGACCGAGTAGGTGGGGCACATGCCGCTTCCGGCATTGCACGTTGTGATTTAGGCGAATGAAAGCCACCAGATCGCACACGATGTTACTCCGTCCGATGGCCCGGCTGCAAAGCGCGGGCCTTTTTCATGTGTGACGTTTGTCAAACCTGAACGCCAGCGACGGAGGCTGTGATGTAACCCATCGGACAATTCCCCATTTGGTTTGAAGGCTGGTCGCGGAAATCTGCGGCTGGCCTTTTGTTTTGAGTGCGGTGGCAATTGCCAAGGGGGTTCGACGCGAGGCGCACCGAACGTTGATTGAGCCTGCCGGTATGATGGTTCCTTGGTGCGATGCAGGTCATTCCATCGGCCCGTGTCAATGCCGAAGTAAAATTCCCCAGAAGTGCCGAAGTAATTTTCCCCACTTTCGGGATCTGGTGACAAGCCAGATTAGAGGTTTGTCATAGGCTCCTTTCTGGGTCTGCCCCTGCGTTT